ACAGGAGAAGCAACAGCTGACCTAGCACCCCCAGCAAAGAAACCAGCAAAAGCAGATTCTGCTCTACGTAACGCAGCTTCTTGGTCTGAATATTCAGGATCTATAGCTTTTCTTTGTTGAATAAGTATTTCTTCTTGCCCTAGTTCTGTTACACCCTCAGCAACAGAAGAAGCAGCAGTAGCGTTTGCTACATCTTTCATAACATTACCGAAGTAAGGTCCCGGGTTTATTGCTTCTCTGTATAGGTTATCTTCTGTTTTAGTTAAAAAATCTCCGCGCTGTCTTTTAGCCGCAATATCTAATAAATTTTGTTCTTCTTCCGATAACTTTTTGCCTTGTTTGTTTTTGTTCTGAATTGTCCCTAATCTAGACCTACGAAAAGCTAGTTTAAATAAAGAGGCTGCAAATAAAGATTCAGAAACCGTGCCTAAAACTGCTTGCGGTATACCTAAAGCAGTAGCAGCTGCTGCTTCATCTACAGTAATTTCTTTACCAGCGTCTTCAAACTCAGCTAAAGCTTGCGCAGAACCGATCAACTGCTCTTGTGAAAAAGCACCGGCTAATCCTCCAGCTACACCAAACCTACTTATACCATGACTAGTTTCTAATATAAGTTTTTCTTCTGGGCTCAAAGTCTGCTGTAATGATTTTTTCTTTAGTGCCCCTGAAAATAACTCTTTCATCCCCGCTCTAGAGCTAGCGGTAAACGCTCCTCTTCCTAAAACTGCTGTAGCCGCTCCTGTAAAACCTGAAGCAAAAGAAGTTATGGCTAAGGGAGTAAATTGGCCTATAGCTTTACCTATTTGTTGAGTGACTCCAGTAAAAGTAGGTTCTTCTAAGATTTCTGAAAAAGGCTGTAATTCTTTAAAAAGACCCTCATTTTCTGCTTCAATAATACGAGCTTCTGATAAACGATACGCTGCAGCCTGATCATCTCCTATAAAAAGATTACCAATAGCTTGCGCTCTTTTAAAATCAGTTTCGAGTTGCGATTTACCAATTTGAAGTCCTGTTGAAAAAAATTCACCAAAACCTTTTCTAGCTTCGACTACATTTGAAGGGCGGTCTTGAAAAGCCCTAGTAACTCTAGCCTCTTGGTCTCTTAGTTCTTTATCCCTAGAGAAAAAATCAACAAGCTCTTTCCTTTGGTCTGTTTTGGTATGTCCCGGCACACTATTACTCGCTTTGGTAAGGGTCGGGGGCTCCTTCTTCTTTAGAAGTAGCAACAGATTTGAGGAATACTGCTTTTAATTGATCGTTAGTAAAATCAGATTTTCTTAAATACCTACCTCTAGTACCAAATCCTCTAGGGGGTTGCAGTCTAATACTATCTAATACGAGATTGCCCTCTGCAAGAGCTTTTACTTCCTCTCTAGTTGTAATCATTCTAGGACCTTTTGGTGTTTTAACATAAGTTAAAAATCTAGGCGCAGGGGCGTCAGGAGTAATATAACCAGCTTCTCCTCTAATAAGAGAGCCGAAATAACCCTTAAAACCTTTTTTAGATCTACCTTTTGCAGTTAATGCTAGATCTAAATCAATAGCCGGTTGAATTGCGTTTAGCTGAGCATCTGATGTTAAACTATCTACGTAATTGTAAAGTCTAATTTGTTGCTCTCTGTAGTCTGAACTACCGACAACGTCCTCCAATCTCCCTGCACTTAATGTGCTTAAACTTTGGAAATAAGCTAACGGCTCTTGGTACCCAGGATTATTAATAGTGGCTTGAACTATAGAAGACTGTTGACTTGGCGTTAACTTGTTAGGATCTGTTCCAGGTTCTCCCGTATTAAATATGCCATAGGAAACTAAATTACTTAATGTTTGTTTGAATAAGTCATCCTTTCTTAATTCATCCGGTGCTGAATCTAACGCAGCATAAAAAAGATTAAACCTAGCCCTTTGGCTTAAGTAAGATACGTTAGCCGCTCCAGTATTCTTATCAACATTTTTTTGTAAGAACTCGACTAAACTAGGTTGATCCTTTACTTTTAGAGCCTCTGCTTTGTTTTTTACTATTATATCTCTTGATGGAAAATTCTTTTTAAACTCAGGGTCATCTGCGTATTTAGCAGCGAAAGCTTGCGGGTCACTATTAAACTCATTTAAATAAGTTGGAGATGAATTTAAAACATTAACAAAAGTAGATTCTTTATACACATTACCAGCCCCGAGAGTTGGATTTTGAGTTAAATCGTCTCTTCTATTGGTAGTTCGTATGGCCCCCACCTCTTTATAAAAACTTTTAGCAGAATCATCTAAGCTAGATAGTCTAACGTCACTTAGTTTGTCTTTTACTTGATCGCCTAACTCTATCAAAGGCGCCCTTCTTTGATTTTCAGTTCTTATTTCTTCTGCTTCTTCTGTTGCTGATGGCTTACGCCTTTTTGTGGTTCTGTTTGATGTCACGGGGCCAGTGGTTGCACTTTCTTCTATACTTAACCTATTAACGTTAGACCCCATAGCGCCTGGATTAAAAGTACCTACTCCTCCTAGCTCGTCAATAGAATTTATATTTTGTTGTTTAAATAAATTTTTTACATACGGATCAGCTTCGATTGCCCTGAGTTCTGTTTCAGTTAAATCTGCCTCTGGTTTTTCTCCAGCTATAACAGATGCCGTAAGCGCAGAAGGTTGGAGAGGTCCTCCAAACTCTGGAGATGCAAGAGAAGCAGTGGCAACATTTGTTAACGGATCTATCCCATAATTACTTTTAATCCTAGAACTGTAACTGCTGTACGCTCGGTTTAAACTATTAATATCTATATCTTGAGGAGAACCTCCTTGTGCAAATTTTTCACCGCCTTGGGTAAAAGGTGCTGCTATCACTTGATTTCTATCGTAATCTCTAGATATTAAAGTAGGTGAAATACTTCCGTCCTCATTTTCAGTGTAGTCGCCTAAAGCTAAATTACTTTTTCCTAAAGCAGCACTAATAAATCCACTGTCGTTCAGTTTACTAATAAACTGTTCTTTACCAAATAAACTACTACCTAACTTAAAAACATTGTCTACAGCTGTTGGGTTATTAAGGTAATCTTGATACAACTTTCTAGTGTCTGGGTCTAAAGAATCATTTTGTACAGCTGAAGCAGCAGAAGTTAAAAGTTCTTGTTCAAAAGCTTTAGTCCTCTCCCCAAACATTTGTCCAGCTTGCAAGTCTGCTGCCCGATTTCTTTCGGCTATTTTAAGGCCTCCCTGTTGTATTGCGTGTGCGAATGTATGTGCCATAATTAAATCATACTAAAAAGTGAACCTAAAAACCCAAATCTTTGTGCTTGTGTTTGTGCTCTTGCAGAAGTGTAAGCATTAGCTCTTGCTGTAGCTGTTGAAGCTGCTGACCCTAAACTACTTAAGTTCGATCTGTTAATACCGCCAGCAAAATCCACTAACTTATTTAACAGCTCCCTATTTTGTGCATCTTGCTGTAACCTCGCGTTATTTAAACCACCTGCTAAATTTAAATTCTGACCTCTTTGTGCAGCTCTCTCTCTTTCTCTAGTAACTGCGCCTCTAGACCTTGCTCCAAACCTTTCTCTATTTCTTCGGTCTATACCGGCTGCTATATCTGTCTGTGCTTGTACATCTTGTGGTACAGCATCTACTAACTCAGTGCTATCCAACTGCTCCATTATTTTTTGTTCAAAAGGTCTAACGTTTTCTATTACAAACTCCTTCTGTCTTCGAGTAACATCTGCAAACAGAGCGTCTGGATCTGAACTATCTATTGGCGAGTTTTTATCCCCAAGCATCCTAGTAAGACCAGGTTCCAAAGTATTCCCTATATAAGTTGTCATTTTTAACCTACCCGAATCTTTCAAATTGATTTAAATCGTCCGCCTTTCCTAAGCCACCAAAAAATACAGAGTCCGTTGCTTCTTGTCCAAAAAAGCCTTTTCCACCTGCTAAGTTAGCTAGCCCCATACTAGCCCCAGCTTTTACTCCTTTAAATATGGCATCATTTCTAGCTAGTCTAACTGATTGTTTGGCTTTAGCTTTAGTTAGACCTTCAGAAGCTGCAAATCTTCCTGCTTGTGCTAACCCACTAGAAGCAGACGCCCCCAGTCCTAAACTTTGACTTAGTGCGTTTAGCTTATCTCCAGTTTCAGCTTTTTCAGCTGCTGTTCTACCACTAGCAATATTAGCTATAGCGCCAGTGGCTATGTTAGCAGCATCACCTATATTAAAAGCTGCACCAACATCTGCTCCTTGCCCAGTAAGAGCTTGCATGCTATCTGCCTGAGCTCTACCGGTAAAAGTAGGAGTTAGATCAGCCTTTTCTGCTTTTTCCATTTGTTTTAAAAACAAAGGTTGATAAGTCTGCTCATAGTAACGTTGTTCTTCTGCAGCTAATTGAGCTTGAACTTTTTCAGTTTCGCTAGGCTCATAGTCTTTTTGTTTAGGTCCGCTAGACATGTTTATAACTCTTTTCTAAATACTTGTGTTACAGCTTTATATCCATGCTTAGTTCCCGTCTTAATCCATCCAAGACGGCTGGAATGAAATTCTATTCCAACTATGTTTAAGTTCTCAGAAAGTTTTTCTACAAACTCAAACCCTTCGCTTATTATATTATACTTAGGTACGCTATAGCCTACCCAAATAAATAAAGTTTTCTCTCCTCCAAAGTCAGTCAATAGTGTTGTAACTAAAAAGCCTGCATATTCTTCGTCTTTATACACTACATATAAGTCCGCACTACCGTTACGTAAAGCAGAATATACATCCGCAGGTATCCAGTCCGCATGAGATCTCTTTGTTACTTCGTAGAGATCTGATTCTATATTTGTGTAAGCAGCTCGTATATCCTCTAAAGGAATACGTTCGAATACCACTCCTCTAATAGTCAAGCTCCCTGCCATAACGACCGTACCTCTTTCTCGGGCTTAGCCCTGCGCTTTTATATTTTACTGTTCTTTTAACTCCGGTATCTCCACCACGTCCTTTTAACTCAGCATCAGCAATTTCAGCTTGGAACAAATTAAAGTAATCAGCTGAAGCTATGGGGTCTGTCCATCCTTTTTGCGGTATTCTTAATAATCTAAAAATCGTGCCATATATAATTCCGTCTCTATACGTATTGCTAAATTCAGTATCAATACTGCTGGTAGTTCTAGTGGGTTTTAATGCAACATTTACTAAAAGTTCTTTACCGTCATTGGGCACAGGCACTAGCCAAAAAGTATTAACAGTTTTTTGTAGATACACAGTAGGAGTACCTGTTTTATCCCTCCAATCGGGGTAATTAAGTTCTAAACTTCTTGGACTAATAGGATCTAAGTCATGTCCATCGTAAGTTGCCCATAAAATTTGATGCACCTCCGTGCCGCTGGGCTGGTCAAACTCGTATTCATATGCACCAGATATAGTAGTTATTGGGTCTAAATCAAATGTAAACGCCTTACTTTTTTCACATAGTTCAATAGCTGCCGAACGTATATTAGTTTGAATTAAACTATCAGGACATCCCGGCACATACGGTAATACATCTTTTACTAACGATTCAAAACTAGCCACTAGCTACCCCCGCTTTAGGTTCATTAATATCTCCAGCTTGCTGCCCTACTCCTAAACTTTGTGCGAACAACTGATAATACGATCCCGATGTTGCTAAATTAGCAGCATACTCTGATTCTTTTAAAAATGCTCTATACAAAACAAAATTAATTAACGCATTTGCAAAAATATCATCTACTTGAATTAAATCTGTACCCGCAGTTAAATTAGTTGGGTTCTTAGAATACACCACTTCTACGTACGCACTACCAGAAACTCCAGGGTAAACATAAAATTTACGTGGGTCTCTTATATCAAACATATAATGTTTTACCTGTGTACCGTGGGCTGCATCCCCTGTTACTGTAGGATCATGCCAACTAGGTTCAAAAGTATTTATAGCTTCAAAATCAACAAGTCTTATAGTTCTAGCACCAGTTGCATCGGTACCTGTCCCAGACATATTTCTTACAACTTTAATTAAACGTAACCCGTCAGTTGGGATAGACTGTTCAGTTCCTGCGGATAAAGAAACATTAGAATGAGTAGCGGTAGAATCAGGACGAAGATTAACAATTTCTCTTTGACCATCATTCAAATAATCTAAAAGTTCGCCTTCTGTCCATCGTACATTTGTATTATCTTGTAAGATGTTCTGGACTCTCGAAAGAATATGTTGCCCTTGTAATGTCCCTGCCATTTATCACTCTTCTACTTTTTTACTTTTTGTAGTCTTTTTAGGTTTCTCCTTAGTTTCTTCGATAAGTTCTTCCATTTTCTTAGGTGCTTCTTTTACTTCAGTGCACCCAGCTTGTATGCAGGCATACGCTATGTAGTCAGGAAACTCTCTTGTTTCTCCAGCTTCTAGTCTAACTGCATCACCAGTGGTTAAAGCTACGTAAACATCTTCACTAGCTTTTACTAACATTTTTTTTATTTCTTGCTCTGCCATTTATAACTCCTGTTTAAAAGAAGGGGGTGGCCCTAAGACCACCCCAATCTTAATTAGAATGCGCAATCTACTCTGATTACACCAAAGTCTTCATCCTGACCAGAAATGTCAGAATTGTACTTAGGCTTTTTAACACCCATGATCTTACCGATAGAGATACCATTTTGGTTTCCATAGTCGAAAGTGTCTTCAACTATTTCTGGTAAACCGATATCTGCCATAGCAAGAGCTTGAGCTCCACAGAATAAGCAAGCAGCGAAGTCAATGTCACTACCAGATCCACCTTTCTGAGAACCAGAAGTTCCTTGAGAAGTGTTTGGTACGTGTCTGAATTCGTGAACCATGACACCGTCAACCATTAAGCTAGAAGATCCAGCAAATAGTTCGTTGTTTGGTCCTCTGATACCAGCGCTTCTTACGTTAGATAAGAAGTCTGAATCTAGTTTCAGATCAGCCATTACTTGTGGAGTAACAAAAAGATGGAACATCTCTTCATTACCATTGCCTCTCATACCTCTAATGTATTGATCTTTAGCATAAGCTTTTAACTCAACAATAGTTTTGTATGTCATTGTGTCAGCAGCAACTAAAGCAGAAGTATCACCAGCAACTAAACCATTAGTTGCATCGACTCTTCTGTGTCTGTTAGAAGTAGGAGCAGTTATATCACCATTAAACGCAAGATCAGATAGATTAGCACCTGAACCTAAAACTGGTCTTGTAGCAGAAGAACCACCAATATTGTTGTTCTTTCTGTTATAAGAAATACCAGCCAAGGTTAAGAATGCGATTTGGTCTATTCTGTCTGCCATTGCGTATGCAAGTGCATCCCTTGAGTGCTCACGGAAGTTGACAACAGATTTTTGATCAGCAAGCCTACCAGATAGTCTGTTTGCAAATCTTAATTGATCTAGTTGTACAACGATGTCGAATGCTCTCAACGCTTCTTCATTACCTTCGAGAGTGTTGTCACCAACAATACCATCACCAGTCATGTCAGCTAAAAGTGTTAAAACAGCTCTAGCTCCTTTTTCTGATTGTGTAAGTTCATTTATTACTTGAACCATGGCGTTGGGTCCACTACCCGCAAATTGGTTAATGAAGGACATGTTTCTAGCAACTCTCCAAAAATCACGAGACCAGATAGTAAGCTGTTCGCTGGTCAACGCGCTAAAGTTTGTATTAGCCATTAGGCCCTCCAAATAAAATTAAATTAAAAATAACCAATCGCTATTTGGGGCGATATCCCGTATACCCTTTATCGTTGGGGCACGATACCGTTAGTTTTACGAGCACGACCTCGAACAGTTAACGTCACTGTAGACGAAAAAACGATTTTTATACTGAACGACCAGTGTTGGATTTCGTTCCAACGTACGAATTCTTATTAGTATACTACTCTTTAATCAAAGTCACCACGTAATCTTCTTAAAGTTTCTTCTGGTAGTGCACCAAACTCATCATCAGATAGCGTGTTTATGTTAACGACTTTGCTTTCTTTAGCACCATCACCCTTCATAGCAGGAGGTTGTGCTTGAGAAGCTTCTACTTTTTTCTTTACATTAGCCTTTTGTTTCTTTTCTTGCACCGCTTTTGTTAACGTAGGTGCAGGATCAGCCTCTGGCTCATCTGAAACTTGTAACAATTCTGGTTTTTTAGACAACAAAGTAACTTCAGTAGCTTTTGCTAGAGAATCAGCGGCACCATACCCTTGATATATAAAAGCATCACGTAGTTCCATAACTTCTTGCGTTAATTTTTCATCAAAAGACTTACTTTTTTCATCAAATATAGGAAAAACTTCCATTATTTCGCTAGCTTTTTGTTGTAGCTCATGTTGTTCTCTATCTTGTTGAACGGTTTGACCCATTTTGCTTTGCATTTCAGACATAAGTTGGTCTCTTTCAGCTGTTCTTATTTCATTTCTAAGAATAGCTGCTTTTTCAACCTCACCATCGAGCACTAACTCTTGGTATTCCTTCTCTTTGCCAACAAAATCAAACTCTGGAAGTTTGTTTTCTTCTGAAGTTTCTTGTTTTTCTATATCTTGAAGCTTTTTCTGCATTTCTTTGTTCTTTGCAAGAACTTCGTCAAGCCTAGACTTAGGAACCATTGGTGCTTTCGGCTCTTCTTCTACAGTTTCTTCTACTTCAGCAGCTTCTGGAGCAGGTTCTACCTCATCTTCCTCCACTGATTCCACAGGTTGTTCATCATCTGCTGGTAATTCTTCCGTAGGCTCTTCTTCTGTTGTAGCTTCTGGTTCTTCAACTGCAACTTCTTCCTCTTCTGTCTCAGCAACTTCTTCTGTTGCTTCCTCAGTGCTAGCTTCCTCTTCGGTTTGTTCATCTTGAGTCTCCTCTTCTTCTTTTTCTTCTTCAAAGTTCATATCAACTTGAAAAGGCGCTACGTCCTCTTCAGTTTTTGCATCTGCTCCTGGCATTCCATCGAATACTAGGTCTTCAGTTTCAGTTGTATTATCTTTTTTAGCCACGGTCAGTACCTCCTCTTGGTTTCATAGCTTCAACAGCAATTTTAGATGCTGCTTGGGTTTCACTCTGTCCTTTCCTCATGTCATTAGTTAATGATGATAACTCCTGACGTAAGGCAAGTTCTTGTTGCTTCATCTGCATTTTACTTTGTATCTCAGCAATCTTAAGTTGCGGATCTGCTGCAGATTCCTGCGCTTTAGCCGCATTTAATTGTGATTGAGATTGTAAGTTCTCTACTTCAGCTTGCATCTTAGCAAGTTCTAGCTGAATTTTTTGTACTTGAGCTTGCGCTTGGAAAGCAGCAAGTTGTGCTTCTTCTTCTGATGGTGGTTCCATACCTTGCATGATACGGATTCTCTGAGCTATTTCAGCTTTCTTAGCCATGTGCGAATATTCTACAATTAAATCATCTGGAATCGGTACACCAACTTGTCTAAGTTGTATCGCTTCGGCAAATTGTACTTCATCAAAGTTGTCTCGAGTAGGTATACTAGCTACTACCACATCATACTCACCTAATGTTAAATCATTAATTATCTGTCCCTCTGGAGTTGGTCTGTTAACTACCATGGGCTGACTTTGTTTGAACGGATCTGACTCATCAGTAATCTGCACAACTCTTTCTTCAGTGTAGTACTGTTGTACTAAACGTAAGACGTGTTCTGCTAAGTATTGTCTGGTTTTTTGTAAGTTATCTAATGGCACTTGTATCATCAAGACACCACGGTTTTGTTTTGCTTGTATAGCAATACCTGATACCTCTGGTGAATCTGTACCCAACATAGCATCACTAATACCACTAATTTGTTTGATGTTAGCAGCAGCTTTTTGACTGATTCTATCTAAGCCGGTGGGAATCTGATTCGGTGGTATTTTCGCAGGAGGGGAAGACCCACGATTATATTCTAATACCAAACCAGTTTCCGCACCGTGTTCTTCTAAATCGTCAGCGGTCATACCATTTAATGACCCGGTTTCTACAATCCAACCGCTGTTAGCTGTAGTGTTTACGATATGTAATTCTTGTGAGCTTATTTTATTTAATTGTTCTTGAGGTGAGATTAAATTTCTAACCATTCCAAAAGGTCTACCTCTTCGCCAATATGGAAAGTAAGGAACTATAGTGAAACAATCATATGGGGACCAATCGTCATGTAAGACAACTGAGTCTGCAGTCACTGTCCAGCGAACTTTACGTACAGCCTTTTCTAAAATATCTAAGCCATAATCATCAGCAAACTTTTCTCTCTTACGTTTGCCCCAAGTAGTAGGCACAGTTCGCATGTCGCCTGTTACTCTATCTACGTAAAACATACAATCTTTGAGTTGGTAATATTGTCGTTCAATAACCCTAACTGATCGTAGTGTTCTGTTTTCTTCTGGGTTAGTTGTAGCAGATTGGTTATACTCTATTCCGGTATAGGTATCTCCATACCTTGTTTCTTCATACTCAACCGAATCTTGTCCCATGCTAGCGCCGTACTCTGCAGAAGTTCTAAGTTGATCTGCTTTTTCTTGTCCATACTGCTCTTCTATTTGATCTATGCTCATCCATTTGGTTTCGAATATCTCGTTCCAAGTTTTCGGATCGTATTCTTTTGCATCAGGGTCGATGAGGATATCTAGTGGGTCCTTTGTAGTTATCCTCACCTCGCCTTGAATGTGGTCATCAAAATCGATACGGACATCAAAGTACCCTCTATCTTGAATGAGACCATCTGCGAAAACTTGTGATTCGAGCCAATGTAGTTTGTTATTATCAGATATCTGTAAGTACAATTTAGTAAGCACATCTGCTATAGCTTGGTTACCGTTACCTCTAGGTTTAAAACTTATGTCAGCTCTTCTATTGCTTTGTTCCCCAAGAACAGTGTTAACGGTAGGAAGTATGGTGTTGATGGTTAATGCAGGACGACCTTCGTCATCGAGAACTGCCACATCGGATGGATCCCATTGGTTACCCCTGTAAAAAGCATCGCACTTTTTAGCGGTGTCGATGTATTCTGTATGTCCGTTATCACGGGCACGCTCATATCGTTCAAACTGATTCTGAGCTATTAGATGCTCTTCTTCTTTTGATAATTTCTTTTTCTTTTTATGATACATTAAGAACTCATAGCACTTTTATGTTTGTCTCCTTTGACTAGATATTTTAATTTATCTCGCCACGAAGGTACATGCTCAATTTTCTCTACATAAGTAGCAAACTCTGTCATCATCAACCCGATCCATGCTAACGCATCTACTTGGTCATCGTGAGCTCCGTTCGGAAAACGCAAAAGTTCTGCGATTAGAGGACCGACCCAAACTGGATCTTTCGGAAAGTATACCATGCCTTGTTGCATCCGTCCTTGTATCGCACGAGCTCTCGCTTCTTTATCCCTTCGACCCACTTTTAAATCTTTGAAGTAAGCTTCGTTGAGTCCGCGTTCGCGTACCCGCTTTTGGAGGAACGGACCGAGCGCCATTTCTATGTGACCTTTCTCTATTCCGACCACATGGGGTTGCCACTCTTGGTACAAATCTAATATTCTTTCCACCAATTCAAAACCATCATACTTGCCTCGGACACAATCAACAACAAATAAATTATCATACTCATCAACACCGACTACAATACCGACCGAATAGTCATTACGTTCGCGCTGCCCAATCGCCAGATCCCAGGCACAGTAATAACGTAACCGATCAAAATCAACGTCCATATCATCGTAGTAACGAACCATTTCTCGATTAAAATATTCACCTTCATCTGATACAGGGTTCTGTTGATACAGAGCCGACCAGTCTCTCGGCCCCACTGCTTTTTGAATCTGGGTTAACGCTTCTTGACTATACCTCTCTGGGTGAAGCGCTTCGCCTTTGTCTCGAAAAATCTCATCTTGTTCAGCGAGCGCTGGATATTTAACGACTTCCCACTGATCCGCACCGCCTGCTGCCGCTTGTAGTAATCTACCTGCTAAATCGTCATCGTGCCATCGCGTTAAAATTACGAGTACACCGCCCCCTGGGGCCAGCCTTGTGTAAGCAGTTGATGTGTACCAATCCCAGACGGCATCCCGATTGTACTCTGACTCTGCATCTTCTCTGTTCTTAACAGGGTCATCGATGACGAGCACGTGCGCACCTTTACCGGTAATACCACCACCAACACCCGCGGCTACATAACCACCGCCCTTGGTCGTGTTCCATGATTCTACGGACTGCGAACTAGGGTCGAGCGATACACCCGAGAAAACATTTTTAAAATTAGGTTCTCTTAACTGATGACGAACCTTACGACTAAAGTTCATGGCCAACGATCCAGAGTACGAACAACTAATAAATTCATGTTCAGGGTTTCTGCCCATATGCCAAGCTGGAAACGCAACCGATGCCAAAGTAGATTTACCGTGTCGTGGCGGCATGAACAACATAAGTCTAGGTGACTTTTTATTTTCAACATCTTCACTAAACTTTTCTAACCGTAAACAAATATCCTTGTGTACCCAACCTGCCATGTAGTCTGGGTTGAAACGTTCTACGAACGGTAACAAGTGTTTACGGGCCAGGGCTCGTAATGCAAGTTCACGCTGCGCTTTTTCTTGTTCAGTTTCTTCTGGTGCTGTTTCTTCTGCAACTTCTATTTGAGGCTCTTCGATTCGCTCAGCTTCGTCCGCTTTACAGTACACACAGATACCATCATCGCTTGGGTACAGTGTATCTGGATGCAACGCTTTACACGTTAGGCATTCAATCTTGTTTATTTCCATCTCGTTTTGGTAATAAGTATTGATTGTCCGTACCCGCTATCTTGAGTAACTCCGCGTCTGGTAGTTTTTCAAGTTGTTCTACAGTACGGTCTAGATTGATATTGATCTGAGTTGCATGCTCCGGGGCAAATAGACCGTGGAGCTTACATAAAGAATCAGTGATATTTTTTTCTTCAGTTGCGGTCGCCGACTTACGGTGCGCTTCCAGGTACATGCTTGTAGCCGCCTGTTTATCGAACTTTATCTCTTCTCTGAATTCCCTACGTAGATGGGCCAGGGCCTTTTGTATAGCAGGTTTTTTAAATATCTTATAAACATGCTCAGTGTTCTGGTAACCGGCGGCCCTTCCCGCAGCAGCTTTGGACATACCGCGTAGATGAAACAACAATAACCTTTCTTCTTGAGTGCTTAGCTCGTTCAAAGGTATATCAAGATATGGGTAGTGTGACTGTAGCTCGGCCCTTTCTTGTTCGAAATTTTCTTTTTTATCAGTCATTCTCTTTGAATTCTACTATATTTTTAGCCCACCAATACAATAAGTCCTCAGATAAATTATGTTTCAATATATTTACTCTACTGCAAACTAGTTGGATATTGCTAGGTATGTACCAAATTTCTGGATCTATTCTATCGATAGAGGCATTCAAATCTTTTTTACCGTTACCGTCTTTGTGGTATGTCATGAGCAAACCTGTCAGTGCACACCTGCCGTTTTGTGCTTCCCATATAGATAACAAATCTTCAACCTCTATCTCCCAAACTAGATCTTCTGTACCAGCATGGCGGGAATGTTTTAGGTGACTATATAGATGACGTAGGTAGGCTTCTGGGGATTTACTTTTGTTTTTATTTCTTTGGCTCTGTAAACAATTTTTACAAAATTTCCTAGAGAATTTGCCATTGGCATTTGACCCTTCAAAATCAGTTTTTGGGAAAGTCTTATTGCACCCCACACACTTCTTAGTGCTCATGCAATGCTACTTTATCCTATAAATTTTTTTTGTGAAAATTTTTTTGTGAAAATTTTTTGCTAAATCGCTCACGCAGTGACCTTACTATCACTATCCGCTACCCCCTCTCCCCGATTCTACATTTGGAACCTTGTTTCTAATTTTCGACCTTTGGA